ATATTACGAAACCATTCAAGAAAAAGAAGAAAAGTGTTCAGAGATGCTTGGACATAATACTATGAGAATGGAATGGGAAGAGAAAAAAGCTCAAAAGGAGGAGTAACATGGCAGATATGAAAAAAAAAGATAGAATGATGTATGTGTATGGTAGTCGTGTGAACGCTGCTAATGGTACAAAAATGAAAAAAGAAATGAAAGGAAATAAACCACTCAATAACATGGATAGAATAAAAATGGGTTTTGGTGGTGCTATGAATGTTCAAACACCTAATTAAAATTAATAAAGGAGAATAATTATGCCAAGTGGACCGGGTACATATGGTAGTAAAAGAGGTAGACCTGCTAAAAAGAAAATGGCTAAAAAAACAGCTAAGAAAAAAGTAATGGTAAAAGGTGCAGATTTATCAAGTTTAACTGCTAGACAACAAGACACAATGAAAAAACATTCTGTTCATCATACTGGTAAGCACATGAAAATGATGGCGAACATGATGAAAAGAGGTAAAACTTTTACACAAGCACATAAAGCAGCACAGAAAAAAGTAGGTAAGTAATGGCTACAACATATCTAGACTTGAGCAATGAAGTTCTTAGAGAACTTAATGAAGTGGTATTAACATCTGGCTCATTTGCTTCAGCTACAGGTATACAAGCTTTTGTTAAAGATGCTATAAATAAATCATTATTTGATATAGCAAATGCAGAACCAGAGTTACCATTTTTTAGTGCTGGAGTTAGTGGAGGTACAGACCCTTTTTATGGAAATGTTACTGTTCCTACAGTAGCAGGACAAAGATGGTACACTTTAAAAGATGGTAGTTCTAGTATAACTTCAGATTATTCTGCAGTTGATTGGGATGATTTTTATATTACTACTATTAATGTAAGTGGAGAATCAGCACCTTTTGTATCTCAAGGATTAAGATTTTTAACTCTTGCTGATTGGAAACAATATCATAGAGATGCAGAAAATGCAGATGATGCTAAAGGTTCAGATGCAGCTCATGGAGAACCTTTTTATGTATTTAAAAGTCCAGACCATAGAAAGTTCGGATTAAGTCCAATACCAGATAAAGTCTACAATGTTCATTTTTATGCCTTTGAAAAACCAACAGCTTTATCAGCTTTTAACGATACTATACCTATGCCAGAACAATATAGTAATGTAGTAACAGCTAGGACTAGATATTATGTGCATCAGTTTAAAGAAAATATTCAACAAGCTGCTATGGCACAAGATGATTATAAAAAAGCATTAAGGTCTATGAAGAGTAATTTAATTAATCCTCAACCAAAATATATGACAGATGATAGGAGATATTTTTAGTGGCAGCTTCTTTACCATTTTCAGTACCATTACAAGGTGGTCTAAATAAATCTACAAACTCATTAGCATTATTAAGAACCCCCGGAGTTGCAACAAAGTTAAGAAACTTTGAGGTATCTATTGAAGGTGGTTATAGAAGAATAAATGGTTATACTGTTTTTGGTGGTGGTAGTGCTGTTAGACCTAATACTGCAGAAGATATAGAAGGTTTATCAGTTTATGCAGATGGTGTTGTAGCTGTAGCAGGTAATGATATATTTTTTAGTCAAGATGGTACAAGTTATTTACAAATAAATAAAGCTAGTGTAGATGCTTCTGGTGACAATTTTAGTACCTTTTCAGGTCGTAGTGAGTTGTCATTAACATCAATAGACCAATGTGAATTTGCATTATTTGAAGGTACTTCAGATTATGGTGAGTTAGTTATAACAGATAAGAGTGGTAACAATAAACCTTTCTTATTTAAAATGACAGGTACTGGAACTGCATTATCCTCAAGAACTTATTTTGTTAGTCAAATAACAATTAGTGGTTCAACAACTGCAAAGTTTTGTACTATACATGATAATCATTTAGTAGTGTCTGGAGACCCCAGCACACCAAATACTATTTATTTTAGTGCTACAGGAGACATAGATAGTTTTAGTGGTTCAGGTTCAGGAAGTATAACATTAGAAGATAAGATAGTAGGATTAAAAAGTTTCCGTAATGAACTATTTATATTTTGTCAAAACTCAATATTTAAGTTACAAAATATAAATAATTCTAGCACTATTGCAGTAGTGCCGGTTACAAAAAATGTAGGTTGTGTTGATGGTCAAACTATTCAAGAAATTGCTGGTGACTTAATATTTTTAGCACCTGATGGATTTAGAACAGTTGCTGGTACTGCAAGAATTGGTGATGTTGAATTAGGAACTATAAGTCAAGCTATACAACCTATTATAAACGAAATATTAAATACAGAAGATTTACAATTTAGTAGTGTAGTTATTAGAGATAAATCACAATATAGAATGTTTTATAGTGCTGATACTCAATCAACAGCAGGGTCAAAAGGAATTATAGGAACACTAAGACCTAATGGTTTTGAATGGTCAGAAACATTAGGCATACAAGCTCCAGCTATTACATCAGGATTTGATAGTAGTGGAGTAGAAAAATTTTATCATGGTGATAGAGATGGACATATTTACAATCATGATACTGGTAATGCTTTTAATCCAGCAGGAACATCTACAAATATAGAAGCAGAGTATCAATCACCAGATTTTGATTATGGAGATTTAGGCACATTAAAAACTTTAGATTATGCAAAAATTGCTTTTACTCCAGAAGGTGATGCACAACCAACACTTAGAATTAGATTTGATTATGACAGTTTAGATACCCCACAACCTGCTGACATAGTTTTAACAGAAATACCAGAACCAGCTTTATTTGGTGTTGCTTCTTTTAATTCACAAAAGTTTGGAGCATCTGAACAACCTTTAGTAAGACAAGGATTAACAGGTAGTGGACATAGTAACTTTTTTAAAATTTTTAGTGCAGATACAAATGCACCATACGCAATTAATGGACTATATATAAATTATAGACCTTCAGGAAGACAATAGGAGATATAAAAAATGGCAGGATATACTAGACAAAGTTCATTTAGTGATGGTGATACCATTACTGCTGCACTTTTTAACAATGAATATAATCAGTTAGTAAATGCTTTTAATGTAAGTTCAGGACATACCCATGATGGAAGTACAACAGGTGATGGTGGTCCTATCTCAAACTTATTTAGCAATGCTTTAGTATTTGGTACAAATGCTGAAAGTGATATTGCTATTACATTTAATGCTGCATCTAACGATGGTGTATTAACATGGAAAGAAGATGAAGATTATTTTGAGTTTTCTGATGACTTATTAATTGCAACAACAGAAAAAATACAATTTAGAGATACAGCTATATACATCAATTCTAGTACTGATGGACAATTAGATTTAGTGGCTGATACAGAAATACAAATAGCAGCAACTACTGTAGATATAAATGGTAATGCTGATATATCTGGTAATTTAGGTATAGGTGGTAATCTAACAGTAACAGGTACTACAACATTTAATGGTGGTACATTAACTCTTGGTGATGCTGATACAGATAATATTGTTTTTGGTGGAGAAGTAGATTCTAATATTATACCTGATGATGATGATACACATGATTTAGGTAGTTCTTCAAAACAATGGAAAGATATTTATATTGATGGCGTAGCTTACCTAGATGCAATAGACTTTAATGGTACAGCAATTACAGCAACTGCTGCTGAACTAAATATATTAGATGGAGTAACATCCACAGCAGCCGAACTAAATTTATTAGATGGTGTCACAACCACCACAGCAGAACTAAACATACTTGATGGTGTTACAAGTACAGCAACAGAAATAAATTTACTTGATGGTTCTACAGCTAACACAGTTGTAAATAGTAAAGCTGTTATTTATGGCTCAAGTGGAGAGTTAGCAGGAACTTTATCAACAGCAGCACAAACTAATATAACAAGTTTAGGTACTTTAACAACTTTAACAGTAGATGATATTACTATCAATGGCTCTACTATTTCTGATAGTGGTGCATTAAGTATAACAAGTGGTGGCGATTTTACTGTTGATTCAGAAGATGACATTATATTAGATGCTAATGGTGCAGATATTAGATTTAAAGATAATGGTACAACTATTTCAACATTTTCTAATAGTTCAAGTGATTTTGTAATTACATCTGAAGTTCAAGATAAAGATATTATATTTAAAGGAAACGATAATGGTAGTTCAATTACTGCTCTTACTCTTGATATGTCTGAAGCAGGAGCTGCTACTTTTAATAATAAAATAATAGCTACAGAACTAGATATATCAGGTGATGTAGATGTTGATGGTACATTAGAAGCTGATGCAATTACAGTAAATGGTACAACTCTAGCAGAAACCATTAGTGATACTGTAGGAGCTATGGTAGGCTCTAATACTGAAACAGGTATTACAGTTAGTTATGATGACTCAGATAATACACTAGACTTTGTTATTGGTACTCTAAATCAAGACACAACAGGAAATGCAGCTACAGCTACTACAGCAGGAACAGTTACAACAGCAGCACAACCTAATATTACAAGTCTTGGAACTCTTACAACACTTACAGTAGATGATATAACAATTAATGGTTCTACTATTTCAGATGCAGGTGATTTAACACTAGATGTTGGTGGAGACATAATTCTTGACCCTGGTGGTGCTGAAGTATTCTTTTTTCATGGTGGAACGCCCATAGCAAAGCTACAAAACAATAATGGTTTTAACATTGAAGCTCTTGTTTCAGATGCAGATATGATTTTCAAAGGAAACGATGGTGGTTCTACAATAACTGCTTTAACCCTTGATATGTCAGCAGCAGGTGCAGCCACTTTTAACGCAGGAGTAACTACTACTGAAGTTGCCATAAATAATGATGCAGCAAATTTAAGCATACAAAATGCAGCAGCAAATACAGGTCATAAGTTTAGAAGAAATGCAAATAATGATTTAATTATTGAAAGATTTGCTAGTGGTTCAACCTCAGAAACAGCACGTATTGATTCTTCAGGCAATCTTGGAATTGGAACAACCGACCCAAAAACCGACCTTGATGTAGTTCGTGGTGGTGTAACAGGTTTAACTTCTGTTAATGTAAGAACTGTAGCATTATTCCAAAATAATTTATCTAATGGTGCAGTTATATCAATTAATGCACCAAATACAGGCTATTCAGGAATATTCTTAGGCGACCCAGAAAATGAAGCACAAGGTCAAATAAAACAAGACCATACTGATAATACTATGCAGTTCACTTCTTCAGGTGGTGCAGCCGAGATGACTATAAAAGCTGGAAATGTTGGAATAGGAACTTCAAGTCCTGATACTTTATTGCATTTATCTGCAAATTCAGGTGCAACCATAAGAATAGAAAGTACAGATACACTTGTTGCAGCTAATGAAGTTATGGGTGCTATCGAGTGGGAAAATAACGATGCTACAACTGGTTCTTCAGGTATTGCAGGAAAAATTGATGTTATAGCTGAAGATGTTACGCCTGAATTTGCTATGAGATTTTTTACACAAGACAATCTCTCAGGCACTTACGAATTAGCAGAACGCATGAGAATCGCTTCAGATGGAAATGTTGGAATAGGAACTTCAAGTCCTACATCACCACTTACAGTTTCAGGTGCAGCCACTTTTAATGGAGATGTAACATTTACAGGTAGCAGTAATAATATTGTTTTTGACCAATCAGATGATTGTTTGGAATTTGCAGATAATGCAAAAGCTAAGTTTGGTGCTAGTGATGATTTACAAATTTATCACGATGGTAATAACTCTAGAATACAAGAAGCTGGTAATGGTAGTCTTTTAGTAAGAGGAACTAATTTACAATTACAAGATTCTGATGGTTTTGATTATATAACTTGTACAGATGGTGGCGATGGTGGAACTGTAGTTTTAAAACATTTAGGCTCAACAGTTTTAAGTACAGCTAGTGATGGTATAGATGTTACAGGCACAGTTAATGACATGACTATAGCTGCTGGAGGTTTAACTTGTTCGACAAGTCAAAACTTTGCTATAAATTCACCTAATGGATTAAGAATAAATATAGATTCTAATAATAATGTATTATTTTTAGTACAAGAAAGTGGAAAAGTCGCTGTAGGTTCTACAAATCCAAATGCTACTTTTCATGTAGGTACAAGTAATGCTACAGGCGATACAACAAATCCAGCTATTCAAATAGGTGGTTCATCTACTTACAGAATGGGTATGTATACATCTGCCGAGGGTGCAGTAATAGAAAATAAAAATGGTGATGATGGCATACAGTTTAGAGTAAAAACTGCTGGTGAAGCCATGAGAATAGATGGTGGAACAGGCAAGGTAGGTATTGGAACTTCTTCGCCAAGTAGTCTTCTTCATGTTGCAGGAACAAGTGGAACTCTAGCAAGAATTGTAGGTACTAGTGCATC